CAGCATTGGCTCAGACATTGAATTATTACTAGTGGATAATCAATTTTTATAATAAAGCAATTAATTTAACCGGAGAATAATTTAAATGGTGCGTACAGCGAGAATTTTTCAGCGCATTAATGAAGAATTGAAAAAAAATGAACCTGCTATCATAGCAAAACGGGCGATATTACTTTCCAACGCAAGAGAATCGAATGTCTGAACGCATAAAACAAATTATACAGCGCTGGAAAACCCTTAAAAGCGAAAAAAGCCAGTGGCACAATCATTACGATGATCTTGCAAGGGTTATGCTTCCTCGTAGAGTGGGGTTTTCCCAGACCACGATCACGGGCGAAACTCGCCTTGATGACATCTTTGATGGGACACCAATGCAGGCCGCAAGAGGGTTGTCTAATGCCATTGGTGGTTTGATGCGTCCCGAAGGTCTTCCAAAAATAGAAATGAAGACCGAGAACGACGCCCTTAATCAGTTAGATGAGGTAAAAGACTGGCTGGCTGATTCAGATGATCGTCTTAAGAGCGCCTTTAATAATCCTGATTCAAGGTTTCGTCAAGCTAGTGGCGAGAAAGATCAGGATCTTGTAGTCTTTGGTACGGCTGTGATGTTTATTGGCGAGGAGCGTAATAGATTACTTTTTCAAACCCTTCATCTAAAGGACGCCACCCCGTTCTTTAGTGAGTCCGGCGTTCCTGAAGGCATGTTCTTAAAGCGTAAATTCACTATACGCCAGTTAATGGATCGTTTTGGCGAAGAAAACCTATCAAATGAAACCAAAAAATTAATAAAAGACAACAAGATAGATGAGTCGGTAGATGTTCTTCACGCCGTTATCCCAAGGAAAGAGAGCCGAGCCGAGGCGTTATTTGCAAAAGACCTGCCGTTTGCAGACCTTTGGATTGAAATAGAAGCCAAACATGAAATCTCCGTGGGTGGATTCCATGAGTTTCCTTTCATAGTACCGCGATGGGACACTACCAGCGGTGAGACTATGGGCCGGTCGCCGGGGATGATTGCGCTTCCTGATGCCGAGACCTTACAGGCAATGGGCGAAACCATCCTTATCGCAGGTCAGAGGGCTGCTGACCCCCCTTTAATGGCCCCTAATGATGGGTCATTCGATGCGGTCAACACCTTTCCCGGAGGATTAAGTTATTATGATGTAGAAACTGCTGTTGCGGTAAGGGGCAACCCATTCTTCTCTCTTGAGTCTGGGACTAATCTCTCCATTTCAAGGGATATGCAGGCAGACTCAAGGGAGCAAATATTTGCAGCGTTCTTTAGAAACGTCCTAAATCTCCCCGTTAGAGGGCCTGAAATGACTGCTACAGAGGTCATTCAGCGCAAAGAAGAGTTTATTCGTGAGATTGGCCCAATATTCGGGAGACTGGAGACAGACGACACATCTCCTACGGTAGAAAGGGCATTCATGATCATGCTTCGGGCTGGAGCTTTTCTACCTATTCCCCCTGTTTTGCAGGGTCAGAATATTCGATTTGATTACGACTCTCCCGTTAAGAAGATTCGCCAGCAGGTCGAATCTGCTGCTGCAAGGATGTGGGCACAGGAAATAATAGAGCTCAGCCAGGTAAAACCAGAGGCATTGGATTTGATTAATGCCGATGAACTTGGTAGATTCTCCGCAGATGCGTTAGGTATTCCTAAGAAGATTGTTAACGGTATTGAAGTAGTAACGCAGATCAGAGAACAAAGGCAGAAGGCAATGGAAGCACAACAACAGGCAGAACGAGTACAACAGGTTGCAGATATAGCCAAGACTGGTGCAGAAGCAGCCGATAAAGCAGGATTAACAGGAGGAGCAGCATAATGTCGGAACAGATGTGGATTGAAAGAGCGCAATCAGCAGAAGCAAAGATAGCTACACTGGAATCGGCCTTCAAGCCGGCACTTGAGCGAATCAAGCAATTTAAAACTAACTTCGGCATTAAAGAGCGTGATAATGGCGAAATCAGTATTGATTTTGACAAGTTCGTTGAAAACATCGGAGAAGAATCTGCACTTGAACTCCAGAGTATTATCACAGAAAAATATTCAAAAACTCTTCATTTAAAGCATGGCTGATTTATTTACTGAATTACTTGATTCTATAAAAGACCTTCCGGTAACGGATAATTACTCTCCCAGAGACCGTTATCAGGATTTCAGGCAAGTGTTTACAGGCAGCGAGCAGGGAAAGAGAGTTTACAGAGAGCTTCTTTCGTGGGGGAAGTTCTTTTCAAGCACGGCATACGGTAGTCCTATCGACCCACTCAGAATGGCTATGAATCAGGGGTTTAGTGATTTTTCTAAAAAATTACTAGCCGCTGTCGAAATCGAACCACCCGAACTGAAAACAAAGACGAGGAGCAACCATGGCAGAAGCAGCACAAGTTGAAGAGGAAGTAGTTGAGGAAATAACTGAAGAAGTAACTCCTACTGATAAAATCGAGGAGAAGACTGAAGACATCAACATTGATTGGCGTTCTGATCTTCCTGATGATTTAAAGAAGACCGCTGAACGTTTTACTTCTAAAGCAGATGCTATTCGCGCCATTGCTGATTTGAGGAAACGTGAGTCCCAAGTTCGCGTTCCCGGTAAAAACGCCTCTGAAGATGAGGTCGCAGCATATCATAAAGCTATCGGGATACCCGAAAACCCTGAAGACTATGAATTTGCCGATCTACCTGAAGACCAATTAACCGATGACATTAAAGCATCCAGGCAGGTGTGGGGCCAGCGGTTTAAAGAGTTAGGCATTCCAGCCCGTGCTGCAAAGGAAATGTCAAAACTGATTAATGAAGACACAGAAAAAATGATGGCTTTGCAAATTGAATCTGACAAAGCATTTGCTAAATCCCAGGAAGAAGCTCTTCGTTCTGAGTGGAGGGGCGAGGATTTTGACAAGAACAAGACTTTAGCTAACAGGGCATTTAGTGAGATTGCCAATCGTGCAGGGATCAATCTTGACGACCTGACAAAGATCGAAACCAAAGACGGTCGGTTCCTGATGGATAGAGCAGAGATGGTGAAAGTCTTTGCTGTCATTGGACGGGAAATGAGCGAGGGTTCATTAGGCCCTGCCATGTCAGAAAGCGAGCGTGATACTACTGAAGACCAGATACGGGAAGTCCGCAAGCAGATATCAGAAGCTCAGTCTGTCGGAGACAGTAAATTAAGCAATAAGCTCTATCAAAAGGAGCAGGATTTAATTAAAAAATTATCAGGCAGTAACGCCATCGTAGGAAGCGAAGGCAGGGCTGCTTAAAAAGCATTCCAGTAGGAATAGACGGCTCACCCGAAAGGCCCCGTCAAAAAAACGTAACACCTCCGAAAGCCCCGATATAGTCGGCCCCGAAAGGCTTACCCGACGACCAAATCGGCTCACCTAGAAGGTCGTGTCCACTCAAACTAAGAGAGGACATTTATATGTCAACAAGTATCGATACCTCGTTTATTACAAGTTACGAGGCGAAAGTACATGAGGTCTTCCAGCGTCAAGGAAGCTACCTCAAAGATGCTGTCCGCGTTAAGGACAATGTTGTAGGCTCCACAACTGTCTTTCAAAAGATTGGTAAAGGCACTGCAACAACCAAGGCACGTCATGGGACAATCACTCCTATGAACCAGACTCATACAGCTCCAAGCACAACGCTTGCTGATTTTTATGCAGGTGATTGGGTTGATAAGCTGGACGAGGCTAAAATCAACATCAACGAGCGTGATGCCATCGCAAGTGGCGGCGCTATGGCGTTGGGACGGAAATGTGATGACCAGATTACAACAACTCTGGACACTACTTCCCAATCAACCATTACGTTGACTGTTACATCCAAAGCCACTGTTCTTGCAACGGGTATTCAGTTTGCTGAAGCTGCGTGGGACAATGACGTACCTAATGATGGCATGGTTTATGCTGTTGTTACTCCACGTTATTGGTCGCAGTTGATGACTCTTGACCAGTTCCAGAGAGCAGAATACGTTGGCACTGATGGCCAGTCATTTGTTTCTGGCCCATCTGTTGGTCGAGGCAAATGGAAGGACTGGATGGGGATTAAGTGGAAGATGCAAACAGGTCTTCCGGGCGCGGGTACAGCAACAGCTAAGTGCTTTATTTGGCACAAAATGGCTGTTGGTTATGCTGTGGCTCAGTCCGCCGGTAATGTTGCCGGAAACGAGTCTGTGGCGGCTGACATCACATGGCATGGTGATCGGGCTGCACATTTCGTCAACCACATGATGAGTGGAAACAGTGTTATGATCGACGACACTGGTTGCATCGAAGCAAATCTTGACGACACGGCAGCGATCGTAACTTCATAAGGAGAAAATGATATGGCATATACAGCAGGTGGTCTTTCCTTGATTTCATCCGTGAATGGGTATGGTTTATACCGTTACGATTCTCTGGATGATGTTGATTTAGTTGAAGACGCTGGATATTTCTCAAATTTGGATGATAATCTTAATCTCGCAGTAGGAGATATTATCCATGTCTTTGACTGGACTACGGCAGTCCGTACAGGCACGTTAAATGGCTATAAGTTATTCGCTGTTACTAATGTAATATCGAATGACGCAGCAGCCAGTGCTGGTGCGGTTAACATAGCGGAGATCGGCGTTTCAACAGCCGGAGCAATTTCATCTGGCGACTAACAGGAATTGGGGGCGAAAGCCCCCTTTC